GAAAGTCTTATCTCGCAGCGTCTGCAGCAGCTTTAGCTGTAGGTGAATTAATGCAAATGCCAGCCAACATGCCTAATAAAAATGTGTCGTTGATTTGTCCGACATATCAGCAAGCATGTGATATTTATTTTCCACTATTAGCTTATGAATTAGGTCTAGACTATTACGCCAATAAACACTCATTAGCGTCTGGAACATTTTGGTTTCCGAATAATGTAAAGCTTAAGCTATGGTCTTATGAAGCCTCTGAACGTATGCGTGGATCTGGTCAATACTTTGTTGTATGCGATGAGGTTGAGGATTGGGTAGGCAAACCTGGACTTAGAGAGTCTTGGGAGTCTGTTATTCAACCAACTCTGACGACACGCTGGCCCGGTAATCATAAGGCTCTTATTATTGGTACGCCTAAAGGTTTTACATACTTTTATGACCTTACTAACATGAATACAATAGATGATAGATGGAGACACTTCCACTATACATATAAGGACTCTCCTTACTTATCTGATGAGGAGATTGAGCGTGTTAGAAAGACTATTGACCCACTTAAATTCAAAAGAGAGTACGAAGCCAACCCTGAAGAATCAGGAGCCAGAGTGTTTTATACTTTCAATAGGAAGACTCATATTGATTCTACTCTTCCCTACTTTTCTAGGGATGATAGTACTAAGCGTTATGAAGATGTACATATTGCTATCGACTTTAACATTGGAATCATGGCTGCAGTAGTTTTTGCAGTAAGAGCTAATCAGGTACACATCCTTGAAGATATACAGAATGTATTAGATACAGAATCTTTAGCTAGAAAGATTAAAGATAAATATTTAGATAAAGGACACAAGGTATATGCTTATCCTGACCCAGCTGGTAGAGCTAGGAAAACAAGTGCAGTGGCAGGTGCTACTGACTTTTCCATTCTAGAGTCATATGGTATTCGTACTATAGCTCGTTCTGCTGCACCGCCAATAATTGACAGTGTGAACGCTGTTAATCGTAAGTTCTTAAATGCTGCTGGTGACATTGATATGTTCATCCATCCTAACGCAGCATCGACTATTAGAAGTCTTGAACGAACAGTATGGATGGAAAACAATATTAACACAGCACAGATTAGTAAGTCAGAGGGTGTAGAACACTGGACTGATGCGCTAAGATATGCTATCGAATATCTCTTCCCAGTAAGAGCAAGCACTAAGGCTACTTCATCAGGGTTTATGTTTTAACACACAGAGAATAATTTATGAATCAATATGTATGCGAGATTTGTGGACACATCCACGATGAAGAAGAGATGGGTAAGGTTACAGACCTGCCAAAGTATGCTATTTGCCCTGAATGCGGAGCAGATGCAAGAGAAGCCTATCAGTTATTAGACTGATTAAAACACAACACACACACGGAGACTACTATGTTTTTATCACCAAAGTTCTATATTGAACAATTCCAAAACACCAAACAATTAATCGGTGACCAAATTTTAAAAGATCAACCAGAGCTTAAGGCATGTGCAGATAGCTATATCCAAGCACAAACTAAGTTTGCTGAAATGATTGTAGATAACTCTATTGCTATGTCAAAGCATATTGTAGATCAAACAATTAAAACAATTAAATCTGGGAAGGCAAAATAATTATGCCTAATAAAAACCCCTACGAATTACGTACAGATCTTTTAGCAATGGCTAAAGATTACTTAGATGCAGAGTACAAGCGTCAATGTGACCTTGCTACTATCGTATATCAAGAGACCTTGAAAACTAACAGGGCCTCTATTGAAGAGATTCGGAAGATTGTTCCTCAAATGTACAACTTTAATGACATTATGAGTAAGGCTCAGGAATTATACGGATTTGTATCTAAGGACAAATCAAAATGATCCATAGACTTCTTAAAGCTATACTGCGATCAGTAATAATCATGCAAACAGCTAAGGCTGCACACTACCGTAAGATGTACGGGGGTAGCTATGATTAATAAGCTTAAAAAGATCTTTAGTGATCTATTCGAACAAGAGACTTACGAGTCTCGACTTAAAAAGTACTTATCCAATAAGGTTATTCAACAAAAAGAAGACCTGCATTATTGGATCAAGCAGTTCCATCTAGAGAACCGGTACTACTAGAATCCCACTACCTTAGGGACGTTGTCGCTACGTAAAGGCGTCTGACTGCTTGGAAAGACAAGCACATTCTTAAGGTTAAACAAAATAAAAGGAAATATAAATGATTAAGTTAGAACTAGAAGTCAAAGAAGTTGAGGCAGTATTGCAAGCGATGGCTCAGATGCCATATGCGCAAGTAGCTGGCCTTATTGCAAAGATTCAAGGCATCGCGCAAGCGCAGCTTCAAGCAGAGCAGCAAGGTGAACTAGCTGACAAAGTAGTTGGTTAAAATAATATGGCATACTTATGTGTGCCTATTTACTAGTGTATTTAAAAGAGTACACTATTAAATATATGTGGAGGGGATATGACAATAAACTTTAGTACATGGATTCATTACTATAACGTTACTGTACAACGTGTAAAATATAAAATGTTTAGTAATGAGGATAATTCCTACACAACTAAGACTGTAGATAGAGTTATTCCAGTGCCCCAAGTATACGAGGCTGACGGTACATTATCTACTATTCAAGACAATAAATATGATTTATATGCTTAGGAGTAAACATGGCAATTGAGTATCAAGGTGAAACCTTTGAAGGCTACAACAAGCCTAAGCGCACACCAAGTCATCCAGAGAAGTCTCATATGGTGCTGGCTAAACAGGGCGATACTATTAGGTTAATTAGATTTGGATCACAAGGTGTTAGTGGCTCTCCTAAGAAAGAGGGAGAGTCAGAATCATACAAAGCTAGGCGAGATGCTTGGTATGCAAGACATAAAGAAGATATACAAAGGGGCAGACTAAGTGCTGCTTATTGGGCATATTGGGTTAAGTGGACTAACCGATATAAAGATTAACAATCACAGGAGCTTTAATGGCAAGAACTAAAAGAGTGACTCGCAGAGATAAAATTGAATCTAACATTATTCCGCTAAATGCGCAGGCTGAAAAGGATATACGTCCACGTACTCCAAGAAAATTTCATATACAGCCTAAGAATGATAAACAAGATGTTTTGATGTACAATATTAGAGAATACCCAATCACTGTAACGATTGGTTGTGCAGGTACAGGTAAAACCTACTGCAGTACATCTCAAGTTGCTAATTTATATCTATCGGGTAAATATGAAAAGATTATTCTAAGTAGAGCTAACGTAGGTACTGGTCGTACTCTTGGAGCCTTTCCAGGCACTGTACAAGAGAAGATGGCCCCTTGGTTAATGCCTATTACTAGTGTATTGGAAGATTGCTTTGGTAAGTCATTTTATAATTACCTAATTGCTAAAGATGCTATTGAAATTCAACCCCTTGAGACTATTCGTGGTCGTAGCTATAAAGATTCACTTGTCATTGTAGACGAGTGTCAGAACTTAACCATTGAAGAACTAAAAGCCGTTACAACAAGGCTTGGAGAAAACTCTAAGATGGTACTCTGTGGTGACCCTGCTCAGAGTGATACAAATAACGGTACAGGTATTTTAACTCTTGTTAAGATGTGTCAACGTAATGGAATTGAAATTCCTATTGTCGAGTTTAACTCAGACGATGTAGTACGTTCAGATATTGTCGGACAACTAGTTAAAATGTTTGAGAAAGAAAAACTTTAAGAGGATAAGTAATGTCAAACTTAACAACAACAAGCAGCAAGGCAGCATCCAAATCGGTTGGTGATCCATGTGCTGCATATGAGTCTCTAAGGACTCTGTGGGAGCGATCAAGAGCTGTCCTTAATGGGGAGTCTCAAGCTAAAGCATATGATGATTTAATTGATGTTTATACCTACAAGAATTTACTATTACCCTTCAGCCCAAAGATGAGCCAAGCTCAATATAACTTTTATCGTGCTGAAGCGGAACTTCCAGGTCTAACGTCACAATACGCTAAAGTGCTTGTTGGTGGTTTGTTACGCAAGAACCCTTTAATGTCACTGCCAGATAGCGTCCCAGAAGATGCAAAGAATTGGTTAGAGCATAACTTTAGTGCTGATGGTATTTCTATGCTATCCTTTCTTGATGAAGCCATCTGGGAAGAGCTACAAACTAGCAGAGCATGGGTTATTGTAGACTACCCTGAAGTAACTAACTATGAGTCACTAACAAGTGAACAGATTGCTATGATTAACCCATATGCAATGATGGTTAAAGCAGAGAACGTTATTAACTGGCGTAAGGCTAAAGCAGGGGCAAGTAACTCAGAAGTGCTTACAAGCCTAGTATTGCGATACTATGTAGCTGACTACTCTAAGAACGACTTCCATCCAGACTATGTAGATACTGTGTCACATTATTTCTTAGATGATTCTGGTATGTTACAGATTGACTACTATCAACGTAAAGATACTAACGATACTATTGGTGTTGTTAATGGTGAGTTACGCTCACAGTATCAACAATCTTTAACTACACAAGATTGGACACTAATAGACTCTAAGCAGCCTTTAATGCAAGGTGAGAGAATGCCTTTCATTCCTGCCTTTCCGCTTAACGGTCAAGTAGACCCTATTGAACCCGCTCTACTACCCTTAGTGGATCGAGAGGTGGCTCTCTACAACAAAGTTTCACGTAGGAATCACCTGCTATATGGTGCAGCAACTTATACGCCTGTGGTGATGTCTGACATGACTGATGAGGAGTTTGAAGAGATTACTTCAGCTGGTCTCGGTACATGGATTCATTTACGCAAGGATGATCAAATTAAAGCGCTAGAGACACCTACCAACTCACTCTCTGACATGGAGAAGGCTATTTCAGCTACTGTTGAAGAAATGGCTAAAATGGGTATTCGTATGCTTTCACCAGAAGGTGGAGCACAGTCTGGCGTAGCTTTAGAGATTCGTAATGCTGCTCAGACAGCACAACTAGGCTTGTTAAATACTAAAGTTTCAAAGACTATGCAGTCAGTTATTACTGTAATGCTTAATTGGAAATATGGCCTGGGCTTAAAAGATGAAGACATTGAGTATACGCTAAGTGCTGACTTCAATCCTACACCTATGGGTGCAGATTGGATGCGCCTAATTACGGATTGGTACCAGCAAGGTATTATTCCACGCTCTACTTTCCTGTCTATTGCTAAACAAAATGATATTCTACCTATCGACTATGATGATGAAGAAGGTAAAGCAGAAATCCAAACAGACCCCTTAGTGGGAACTAACTCATCAAACATTGATGCTTCTATTCTTGAAAATCTAAATACAGATAGACAGGTCTAATATGAAAAAGGTATTATCGACTATATTAATTACACTATCCCTGACTGGTTGTTCGGCGTTATCTGCGCTAATTCCTGGAATGGGTGGGGGTACTAATGTTGCCGCTAATACTCAAATTGGTAAAGAGAATAATCAGACGGGTGTACAACTTGGTGATGTAAAAGAGAATAAAGTAGAAGCCCAAGAGATTGGTAAGCTTTCACAAGCAGAAAACGCTATTGAGGCGGCTAATGTAACGATTAACAGTTTACCTCCTTGGGTACTGCTATTAATTATTTTAGGCTGGATTCTTCCAAGCCCTATGGAAATCTATAGAGGACTTATTAATGCCATAACAGGTACTATTAGGTATGTTTTTGGTGGTATTTTTGAGTTTGTAAAATTAATAAGAGGTAAATAATGGCTATTAATGACGATCTGTATGATAGAATCGTTCAGCACTTAGCTGATACACGACTCTATGAGTTAGAGACACAAACAAACGTGTCTAGGGGTATCAGAAGGCATCAGAAGAGACTTCGTGACCTTTTAGTGCGAGACATTCGTGCAAATCTTAAGCCAGAAATTACAAGAGCAATGAAGGAAATTCACAATACTACACACAATAGTATTAGTGACTTTGCATCTGCAGCAACTTCCTTTCATGCAAATAATTTGGAAAGGTCTACAGGTAAGTTCTTTAAGGTTATTAAACCAAGAGGATCAGAAGTTGCCCTAGACATTGTTGGGCCGAATATTCAAACATCTAAATCTATTAGATCGCATTTTGATTCAATTGGCTCGGCTGAATTTCAAAGAATTCAGTCTAAAGTTAAATTAGGATTAGCAGAAGGTAAATCTCAAAAAGAGATTATTAGTTCTGTGTTAGACACAACGCGCTTGACAGAAAGTCAAGTAAAATCATTAGTAAGAACATCTATTACCAGAACCGAGGCGTTAGCTATCGATAGAGTAATGGAAAGAAACAAGGATATAGTATATGGATATCGTTTTACAGCTGTACTTGATTCTCGAACCAGCCCTACATGCTCCAGTCTCGATGGTAAGGTCTTTCTTCTCGACAACATTAAATACCGACCGCCTCTTCACTGGAATTGTCGATCAGCGTTGGTCCCTGTATTAAAGTCTAAAGAAGAAATTGCTAAAGTAGAATCAGATAGAATTAAGAAGAGAGCATTAGCCGAGGTAGCCGCAGGTAAACTTAACGGTGAAACCCCTAAGGTGGAAGATTATTCTCAGTGGTTAATTAGACAACCTATGAATATTCAAACACAACACCTTGGTTCAGAAGAATTAGTAAGTTTGTTTCAATCAGGCACACTAAAAATAGGTGAGTTCTTTACGCCAAAGGGTAGAGGTATTAGCATTGCTGCGCTAAGAAAGCTAGACAATTTAAGAACAATGACTTTTCCAACTAGGCAAGCAGCCATTAGTAAGATTGACAATGATGCTGACATTATTGCAATAACTAGACCTTATGACTTGCTTCGTAGCACAGAAAACCAAAGAAAGCTTAAAGCATTTTATATTGCAGAGTCGGATGATATTCGGCAAGCAATGTCATTGACTGACTTCAGAGGTACTACACTTGGTGGTAAGAGAGCGGTAAGGCTACGAGCCAACAATGAATTTGATGAACGTAATATGTCATTTGACCCGTTTACAGGGGAAATGAAATCTACACTACTTTATGATCCAGATCTGTCTGTTTATCAAGAACGGATTGACTTCATGAAGAACTCTAAGTTACTTACAAGAGATCAAAAAGATTTTATTGAAAGTTTTGCCGAGAGCCTAGAAGATCAAATTAGTGTCAATAATCAAAGTGTGGTTGTAGAAAACTTACGTCTTCTTTTTGAACGGTATTCCAAAGATAAAAGTAGTTGGAATAACTTTATTGCCGTGGCTAGAGCAGAACAACAATTTAGCGTTGCTAACGTTTCTAGAATCCTAGACAGACGTTCAAGAGAAAGAGCCGAGTTGTTTGCTAAATACATTGCTGGTGAAGACCCCAAGGTACAAATTCAAGGCAAGTATTATTCATTTGAAGACCTTACAAAGAATCTTCTTGATAATCAACGATTTGTTGATAGATGGGTAGATAACTACGGTAGAGGTTTAGCAAGACGATCCTACTACACAGGAAGAGCACCATTACGTAGCTATTTCTTTAAACCAAATAATATTGAGTTTAATGATCAGGTGCATAATTGGATTAAAAAGAATATTCCTGGAGCCAGGTTGGCTTATATTCGTGGACTAGATGATCTTGAAACCTATCAAAAATTGACTAAGATTATTGGCAAAGTTAAAGACTTTACTGATATTGATAAATTTTTAACTAGTAAAAAAGAACAAATTCGTAGAATTATTGATTTTGAATTATCTGCTAGACGGATAAAAGATAAGTATATTAAAGATTTTGTAGATGAAACATTAAATGATAAGAAAGCTATTGACGTTATTTCAAAAGTATTTAATACAATTGGTGACGGTACTGCAACTGACTATGATAGTATTGCAATTAATGTTGGAAAAGTTCTTAGAGAAAATTGGGAACTACCATTTCCTTCCTACAAACCTACATTAGCAGATTATCACGCAGATGGCTCAAGACTACTTCAATTACTTAAAGATCAAGGTAAAATTAAAATTCAACTTCGAGGTAAGACAAGAAGAAGTGTTATTGACCTTGAAACAGGCAGAGCAAGCGGCGCTTGGAAAGATACAATATCTAGAGAAGTAGTAATTGTAGATAAGGACATGCTAGAATTACAATCTAGAAATAGACAAATTCTGTTAGCTCAACGCTTTGGAATTGTTAATAATAGAGATAAATTATATATTAAGGCTGGACAGAAGACATATTATGATGCTCGTGGTAAAAACACAGGTATTAGTATAATTACAAGACGAGCTTCTGCCAACTATGACAAAGTATTAGTAGACAAAGATTTTGCAAAGATGCTGAATCATACTATGAGTGTAGAATATGAGACAGACCTAGAGTTTGCATCCTTTATGGATGATGTAGTTAGGTTCAGAGACCCAAGGGGTAACTCTGCTAAATATGACGCCATAAATGAATTCAGAAAGCTAATTATTAAGCGTGGAGACCAAGGCTATGGCTTCATGCAAACAGTTAAGTGGCATACTCAACGGGGTAAGCCATTCACAGTTACTGCTCAAATTGACGGTCGTGGTCGTGTTTATTATCAGGGCTACTTAACCCCCACAGGTGGTGAGGTAGTACGTCCCTTTTTAAACAGTGCGTATTCACGACAATTTGGTGCAGCCGAACTGAGAGAGCTAACTACACAGATAGGCTCTTTAATTGGCCCTGCAACAGAGGCATTAACTCAAGCAGGTAGATTAGAAATCTTTAACAGAAATCAAGAAGACCTATTAACATTAGGTCGGTTACTATTAAGAAAAACACAAAGAGATAGATCTATTAGAGAATTTCTAGAGCACCCTTTAATCGCAGGATTAGATGCCGAGGAAGTTCCTAAAATGACAAGATTAGCTTTAGAGTATGCAAGGGTACATGACCATGTTCAAGGTGACTTTGCAGATATAAACAAGCTAGCAAGCTATCAGACTAAACTAATGATTGAAAATGACGCTTCATCAAGCGGTGCTCAGATTATTGGTTTAAGTACAAGAGACAGAAGTATTTCTCTTAAATCTAATGTAGTACCTACAAATCAAAAGAACAGACTATATGACTTAGTTGCTATGGATACGGTGTCCGATCCAGCATTTCAAGCCATTGATAAACTAGCTGACGCAAATATTCAATGGACTGATTTACAAAAAGCTGCTAAGGCACAAAACATGGTCTCATTTTATGGTGCTGGTAAGGCTACACAGGCGGCAAATATTGAAGCTAAATTTGCTGGTATTCTAGAACGTAAAGGTTATACCGTTATTACTAGAGAAGAGTTAAGAACAATAAACAATCAAATCGATAGACTAGTTAAGGATGCTGATCGCATAGGTGCGACAAATACTTCTTACGGTCTAAAACAACTAAAACGTGAACTAATTGAAGTGCTAGACAACGAAGTCCCTGTGGGAAAAGAGTTAATGGCTGCTGCAAGAGATGTTCACCCTGATGTTGAAGCCTTCGTGGACAAACTTGCAAACACGCGAGTTGGTTTAATTGGCCCTAACGAGTTTAAACAAGTATCCGAGATTATGTCTAGGAAACTTGCTGAACGAGCGCCCATTACTCAAAAGTTCGTACAATTCTGGAAAGATGCAGCAAAATCATTTGTCGATGAAACTCAAAAGGTAGACATTCCTTGGGTTACATTTGATGGAAAAGTGTTGTATCAAAGATATAGACCAAAGATTCAATCTAGTATTGAATTTAGAGACCCTGTAACAGGTCGGATGGTTCGAAACATTTACGAAGCAAAAGCCGAAGACGCTACACTATTAGGAAAAGCTAGTTTAAACAGAGCAGGAATTGGTATGGGTGTTAACGGGAATCATATGAATGATGCCTCAATTGTTCGTCAGTACCACTTATGGGGTCAACGAAACAATGTGCCTACAGCAACAATTCATGATGCTTTCTTTACAAACATTGGCGATGCAGTTAAATCTAAGAATGCCTTAAGGCTTATCTACGCAGATGCGTTGGATGGAGACACTATTAGGCAAACATTAAATGAGTTGCGTAGACAAGGAATGTCAAGAAAAACTTATGATGCGTTGATATTACGTGCCAAACAAGAAGGCTTACTAGATCCAGCAAATGGTTTAACTAGAGAAGATATTTTAGCCCCGATAAGACCGGGATATGATTTTTATGGGGTTGGCCCATGATGACAACAACAAACACCCTAGAATTTGTAATTCAAAGGGATCTAAATAAACGGCTGTGCCGAAGGAAAATAAATAATGAGTGATGATAACAGTAACGTAGAACAAGAACAAAACGAAACAGCAGTAGTATCAAGTAAAGATACTGAGGCGCTACTAGAGAGAATGGTAGAGGAACGCCTAGCTAAAGTTAAGTCTAGTCTAGATAAAGCATATTCGGAACGTGATGAAGCACTAAAGCGTGCTGTTCAACTTGAAGATGAACGTAAACAACAAAAGCTATCTGCTCTTGAGGCTGAAGGAAAGCACAAGGAAGTAGCTGAAATGAAGTTGACAGAACTTCAAGAAAAACTACGCATTGCTGAGGAGCGAAACATCAAGTTAACACGAGATGCGGCTGTTCGTGATGCACTCACAGGTTTAGATTTCCGTAATGAACGCTCACAACAGATGGCTTATCGTGATGTAGTAGACCAATTGATTCAGGATCCCGAAACGGGTGGCTGGATTCATAAGTCTGGTGCATCCATTAAGGAATTTGTGAATGCGTTTTCTAAGGATGAAGATAACACATTCTTATTTAAACCTAAAACTAATTCGGGAAGCGGCACTAGCTCCGTAGGAGGTACGCCGAAGTTAGATCCCAATAAAAAGATGTCAGACCTTTCTACTGCTGAAATTATGCAGTTAGCTGCGGCTGGCAAATTAGGAAACTTTTCACTTTAATAAAAATTAATCAATTTCTAGGAGAAATTAAATGATTGACCATACCCTATTTAAGAACGTTGCCTTGGCAATTAGCGCATACTCTGATGAGGCATACACTACTGCTAAGAAACTAAACTCTACTGGTTTAGTTGGCACAAACAACATGATCAACGCTGGCGGTGAAAACTTCACTGGTCAAATG